TGTAACCCAAACAAAGAAGAACTATATTCTCTTAGTCTCGCGTATGATACAAAACTTACACTTAGGTTTAATGCTTTATCAGAATTTTCTTTTAAGTTTCCAGAATCTATAGATGGTGGTTCTACTGCGATAGAAGCGTATTATTATTTAAAAAATAAAAGAATTATTAAAATATCGGGATTTGGTTATTTTCAGATAGTAAACGTGGAAGAGAAAATGGACGGGGCTGTTTCCTATAAAGACGTTTCGTGCATGGCTCTTGAAAACGAGCTTAATGCGCGGCGCGTTTCTGTATATACAGGGACAAAGAAGTTATACGACCCAATAACTCCCGCAGGAACAATATTGGGGGACATGATTGTTTTGGCCCCAAACTGGTCTATAAATACAGTAGATGGTAGTTTGTTGGCAAAATATAGAACATTTAATGTATCAGACACGAGTATATATTCGTTTCTTGTGAATGACGTAACTACAGCCTTCGAATGTGTTTTTATTTTTGATACAGATAATAGAACAATAACCGCCATTTCTGTTGAAAATGCAGTTACCGAGACTGATATTTATCTTAGTTTTGACAACCTTATAAAAGAGGCTTCTTTTTCAGAAAAAAGTGATGAAATAACAACATGCCTTTCTGTGTATGGGGGAGGAAACCTTTCGATAAGAGAGGTAAATCCCTTAGGGACAAACAAAATATATAATTTTGATTATTTCAAGTCTACACAATGGATGAGTCAGGATTTGATAAATCAAATAAATTCTTGGGAAAACACCATTGAAATATACAGAGCAGAATATTTACAAACATTATTATATTATAAAGACGCCAATTCTGAACTTATTGTTTTACAGGGAGAGTTATCTGACCTGGAAGCGGAGTATGCCGCATTAGAGCAGGTTCAGGCGGTTAGAATTCAGGCGGGAGAACCTTATGACGATATTTTGGCACAAATGGCCGCCAAACAAGCGGAAATAGACCAGAAGCAAACAGAAATCACAAATAAGCAAACTCAGATTGATGGCTATGTATATTGGCTAAATGGTATAAATAGTCTATGTTCCTTTGAACAAAATTTTACCGAAGACGCCTTAGCAGAACTTCAAAACTTTATATATGAGAATACTTACAAAAACGACAATATAATTAAGACAGACAACATGACTCCTGTAGAGGTTCAGGAAGCAGAGACAGAGTTATTTAATCAAGCGGTTACTGTGTTATCTAAAATATCAGTTCCTAGATACGAAATAACAATTGATTCCGCTAATTATACGGAAATGGAATCCTTTAATGTTTTTACCTCCCAAATCGTTCCGGGATGTTCTGTTGTTGCTGAAATAAAAGACATAAACGCTTTGGAAACAATCGTGCTTGCAAACGAAGACGGTTTCTCTCCGGGAACATGGCTTAACTATGGTTTAGCGACCGTTGTTCTTTTGGAATTATCGTTTTCTTTTGATAATCCTGAAGATTTTACAATGACGTTTAGCAACCGTGTTCGACTAGATAACGGAAACTTTGTGTATAGCGATTTAGTCGGGCAAACAGTAAAAACAGGAGCAACCGTTTCTTTTAATATTCAAGGATGGGATAATTGGGAGAAAAATTACAAAAATGACGTTAGTACATTTATAACATCCGCCCTAGACGCCACTGTAAACAATATCGTAAGCAACACGAATCAGGAAATAAAAATTGACCAGACGGGACTTCGTGCCAGAAAATATGATACAAACACATCTTCGTTTTTTCCAGAACAAATATGGATGACAAATAACGTTCTGGCTTTTTCAAACGACGGGTTCCAAACTGCAAATATGGCATTAGGAAAAATACAAACTCCCTCTGGAAGTTATGCTTATGGAATAATTACAGATAAGATACAAAAGGGGGTGGTCACTTATTGGAACGAAGAACAATATAAGAACGGAGGGCATAAAAATGAGTAGTTGTGTTGTAGTAAGTGACGGAAAACAAAGTTTTATGGCATCCGATACGGCTATTTCTTCGTTTTTAGAAAACAAGCCTGTTCGAGTTTCTAACGATTTTATTAAAATATTTAATCTGTTTGACTCCTTGGTTTTTTGTTCTGGTGAAATTGAAAGCGTAAACAGGGCTGTTTCTTATATACGCTCCCTCTCATCTTTGGATTTCGAGAAAATATCAGAATATTTGCGTTCTAATATTTTAATGAGCGCTGATGCAAACATTTTTTCAATAGAAATTCTTGTTTTATCGTTGGTAAATAATTTCCACGTACTTACACAAATATCTGAATATAATAATTTTTCTGTGGTTCAAAGAAACTTAGAACAAGGAAAAGGCATACAGGTGTATTCTGCCGGGTTTAAAACGGAAGAGGTGTTGGATAGAGTTTGCTCAAAGATAGAAAATCACAAAGATGTTTTATCCTCCTTAAAAGAGACCTTTTTAGAAATTTCTTCTCCTCAAATTGGAGGCAATTTACATATATGGTCTTTATCTAATACTATAACGAAGATATATGATGATAAGATAGATTCTGTTCCCTTATATTCTAATCTAGATTTTTCACATTTGATTGTAGCGGATGTAATCGTTGGCCGTCTTTTGGCTGGAAATTCTTTAACAATATCTAACGACAAAAACAACTTTATACTTGACGAGAGCGGCGCTTACCTAAACAATGCCACATTCGCAATCCAAACTACAAACACAAGAGTTATAATAGACCCTACTTCTACTATCCCTTTTAGAATCCAGAAGAATACAGGTGGAACGTTTAGGGATAATTTCTGGGCAGACAACGTTGGAAATGTAAACTTTTCAGGCTCTTTGTCTGGCGCAACAGGAACTTTTAGCGGACAGCTTGTGGCCGCAACAGGAACGTTTGCCGGCTCATTATCCGCCGCAACTGGGACTTTTAGCGGACAGCTTGTGGCCGCAACAGGAACGTTTGCCGGCTCATTATCCGCCGCAACAGGAACGTTTGCCGGCTCATTATCCGCCGCAACAGGAACGTTTGCCGGCTCATTATCCGCCGCAACTGGGACTTTTAGAGGTCAACTACAAGCCGCTACAGGAACATTTTCTGGGGATATTAGTGCCGCATCAGGTACATTTAGAGGAAACATTTATGCCGATAAGATTTACGGTCAGGTGGTAGACAGCCAAATTGCAAGCGGAATAGACGCTGGAAAAATAACAGTTGGAACAATGGCTGCCGATAGAATTTATGGCGGAACAATATCTTGGCCCGGAGCAAGTATGGGGAACGCCGGGTATGGGTATGCCTTTATACACGCCGATGTAAACTTGGAATTATCTGGTGCCTCCGACGCCATACTGGTATCTGACTATTTAACTGTACAAGGATATGAAGATGTTTTATTAACATCGGAAAAGTATATGAATATTGAAGGGATGAACGGAATCAGATTATATGGTCCTATACATACAACTAATGGAAGCAATAGGGGGTGGGGTATTACAGGGACAATAAATCCAAACTCATACAACAACTTTTATTTTGTGAACGGAATATTAGTCAATTATTATTAGGAGGAATAATGATTATTATAAAGCGCGAAGACGCAAAAAATATAATGATTGAAATAATCAAAAGACTTTCAGAGGTGGAAGTCAAAGGGGAGTCTGTTGAGCATTTGTTTATGGCTAGGGTAATGCTTAAACAATTGTTAGAAGCCTCCGAAGAGCAGCAAGAAAAGAAGGAGGGAGGATAATGTGACATTCGTAAATTATTCTAAACTCAACTCTTTGAAAGAGTTTTCTTTTATCGCCGGAACGGAATATACTTTAGAATTTACAGTATGGGAAGATGATGGAGTAACCCCGTTGGATTTAGCCGGGGCAACTATCAATTGGTATTTGTGCCCCTATGGACAACCTGATTATACCGCGTTACACCTTACAGGTACTATAACAGGGACAAGCACATTTAAAGTTGTTATCCCTTCAGCCTCTTCGATTTCTCTTTCGGGAAAGTACATTCATCAACCGGTGATTACTAGCTTTGCAGGAAGCATATATCGACCAGCACAGGGGGTTATTTTGATATTAGATGGAATTTCTACATAATATAAGGAGAATATAAAATGTCTATTACATATTATTCGGCAAACAAAATTTTAGACCGTAATTTTGGTTCAACGGCATATACCCCCCCTGCCACCATGTATTTCGGTCTTTCGACAACAGCGATTCAAATAGATGGAACAGGGGCCACAGAACCATCTGGCGGAAATTACGCCAGAGTGGGAGTAACAAACGATAAAACAACATGGGGAACCGCTTCAAACGGAGCATTAACAAATTCTATCGCCGTTACATTTCCTGAGAGTTCCGCTTCATGGGGAACTATCACTCACGTATTCGTTGCGGATGCTCCGAGCGGAGGAAACATATGGTGGTTTGACGCCCTTTCCCCTTCAAGACAAGTACAATCTTCTACAACAGTTCTGTTCGCCATTGGAGCAATCACGGTTCAGATGAATAACTCATAAGGCGGAAAAATGGACGCCAATAAAAAATCTTTTGACCTGATAGTTAGGGCGAAAGAAACATTTGATTTGTATATTTACAATTTTCAAATGGCTGTAACTTTCTTTTTTAGAATACGAGATAAAATAAGATTGTCTTTTATAGCATCTCTTATAACAAAGATGATTACGACCCTAAGTATAAAAAAAGTAAGATTACAATTCTCAATGAAACTGAAAGAGTCTGTTTCTTTAATCTTAAATTCAAAGAGAATAAACATTTCATATATATTTAAAGAAAGACTAAAAGCCTTGGTTACAATTGTTTCTGGGGCAACTATGATTTTAAATATGAAATTACGCCAAAAACTATCAACAACCCTTCATCAAGGGATTTTGACCTTATCCATCTCTCCCATATTGGCTAAATTTTTCTTATTGTCTGATTTTGACTTAGACATTTTGGGGGATTTAGACGTGAATGACTTGGGCGATATGGACTATATTATAAAATAAGGAGGAATAAATGAGTTCAACTACACCAAATTTGGCTCTAACTCTATACGACTCCACAACCGACCAATCCGTTTCTTTTGCTACCTTTCGCGCTGTATGGGGTGGCCCGTCCACGACTAGCAACTTTTATAAAATTGATACTGCATACGGAACGCTTTCCGGCCAGATAACAAGCCTGCAAACAACAAGAGGGGCAATAAGAGTGCCTGCTTCATATGTTTCTGCAAACTACTATGAGGCTACGGGTATATCCGCTATAACAGCATACACAACCAATATGTCAATTATATTAAGTGTAGATACAACCTCTAGCGGAACTGTAACCTTGAATATAAATGGGCTTGGTACAAAGTCTGTTATGAAAGTAAACAGTTCCGGGGTTGCGACAAACCTAACCGGCTCCGATTTGGTAAAAGGAAGGTTTTATCTATTTAATTATGATGGAACTAGATGGTTGTGGGTCTCTGCCAACTCTGCTGACCAAATAAGCATTGTTGGTACTTCGGGTAATGTCGTTACTGTTGGGTCAGACAATACTCTTTTGGGAACAACTACACAGGCCGGTCTTGTTGCAGATACAACCCATGCGGCAACTAGCAAGGGAACGCCAGTAGACGCGGACGAACTTCCGTTATCGGATAGCGCGGCAACTTACGCGCTCAAAAAAGTTACATTTGCGAATCTAAAGACTGCTATCGGTACTGGATTGGGTGCTGTGATAAACGCCCTGACAGGAAAATCAACCCCTGTAGATGCTGACATGTTTGCTCTTGCGGATAGCGCGGCATCTAACGCCACTAAGAAATTGACTTTTTCGGACTTGAAAACAAGCATCGGAACGGCGTTAGGAGCAATGATAAACGTCCTTACCGCTAAAACAACTCCTGTTGACGCGGACATGTTCGTTATCTCAGATAGCGCCGCGTCTAATGCAAGCAAAAAGCTAACATGGGCAAATGTAAAATCTACTCTGAAAACTTATTTGGATACTTTATATATAATAAACGATGGTTGGATTCCTTCATCGGACACATGGACATATGCTTCGGCATCAACGTTCACAGTTTCAGGAGACAAAACAGCAATTTATAAAAAGGGAACAAAACTTAAGTTTACACAAACAAGCGTCAAATATGCTGTTGTTGTTTCTTCAAGTTATTCCGCCCCAAACACGACAGTAACAATACTAGTAAATACCTCTTATACAATTGCCAATGCTTCTATAACCTCCCCATATTACACATATGTTGAGAACCCGCAGGGTTGGCCCGGAACGTTTACATGGAGTCCGACTTGGACAAACCTAACGGTTGGCAACGGAACTCTTGTCGCAACAATTAGAATTGACGGAACCCTTTTGAAAGGAAACATAAACCTTGTATGGGGGTCTACATCTTCTATCGCAGGAGCCGTACAGTTCGATACGCCTGTTGCCGCAAGTGGTTATGGCGCAGGAGCAGGGGCATATTCCGCCATTGGTGCAGTTTCTTTGATTGATGTAGGAATTGCTTTGTACATGGGTGAGGCCGTTTTAAGACCGACATCAAGCAAAGTTGAAATCAGAGTCATTAATGCCTCTGGTACTTATGCTACTTGGTCTGCTATATCCTCAACTGTTCCTTTTACGTGGGCAACAACTACTTTTCCTGACGAATTGGATATTAACTTTTCATATAACATCTAGTAATAAAAATACCCCTATTTCTAGGGGTATTTCTTTTTACTGATTTTCGTGTAACAGAATTTGATTTAATATATGCGCCGATTCTCCCCTTTTTATATTAGCCGTTGGGCAAAACTTATTTACTTGGCAGTAGTGTGTGACACCATTAAATTGCAGACCTTCAATATAGATATATGCCCAATATCCTTGGGGGACATCTGTGTAATGAGGAATTTGCGAATTTATTTCTGTTATCGAAGGGTTTATCATTTTCCATCCCCTAAGAGAAAAAATTGCCATTTGCTCATTTGTTACATATCCTTGCGGGCAATATAGTTTAGGAGAGGCAGAACATCCGCTTGTTATACCAGAATTATATAGCGCTTCAATATACGGCGCATATACGCTTGATGTTGGAACATCTGAGAAAATTCCTGTAGCAGGGGGAATTGGAATATTGAAAGACCTAACAAGGATAACAGCCATTTGTTCTCTTGTTAATAAATCATTCACACCAAATGTCAGATTAGAATATCCATTCATTATCCCTCTAGCCGCCATGTATTGAACATCTTTAAAATAGGGATATGTAACGTTTCCGTCGGTAAACGGAATAATCATGTCGTTCCATTTTATCAACTCGAACTGAACTTCCTTATATGAAACAGACGCAGGCGGTATATTTTTAGTTATTGAGATTGACGCCAACGCTCCTGCCGCTTGTCCCGTCAACATTGTAATTGGCTGAAGTCGTGTTGCTCCGTTGGCAAGGCGGGACACAGAAATATTCTTTTCCGCAAAAAGAAGGTTCGATACGTCTACGGAAATTAACGCCCCTAAAGGAATTCTAAATGGCCCACCTTCTGCGCTCTTATCGGAGAAGGTGTCCTGCAAGTCATAACTATCAGTCATGTCGCAGTTGTGTATGTCTGTAGCATAGTTCCCGATGGCTATACCGCTGGAAAACATATTTTGTGCGCGAACAGGGGTTCCGACTCTATAAATGTCCTTTCCTGTTACGGTTACAAGCCCTATGCCCCGCTTACTTTCTCTGACATACGCCATGACGGGAAGATTATACTCTATGGTTTTCAGAGATGCGGGGATATTTGAACAGGCATGTTGACGATTGTATTCGGTATTGTATCCTTCATCGGTTGAAACACTCCAGCTTCTTCCTAATACGTTTTGAACAAAATATATGAACTGAATGGTTTTAAGTTTTGCCATACAGTTTGATTCTTGCCTGAAACTTAAATCGTATAAATATTGAGATGACAATCTTTGTGTTGGAGAGAAAAAGTTTTCACGAACGTAATCATTTGCTAAATTTATCTCGGTTTTTGTTATTGCTCCCGGAATTCTAGTAGAACTTGAATCTGGAATATACCTATAACTGTTATGAGTGTCCCACGTAATAGGGTATAATCCAGCCCAATAGGTATATCCTTTGTTGGATATAACGCTTTTAAAATCATTTTCTACTGTAGCGGTATATCCTGGAGGCGGAGTTGTTATCCGCAATTCTTCGGGTATTCCAGATACATAGGCTTTCATCACTGCCGTATATGTTATGTCTTGAACGCACAACGTTTGCCCGATTGCCGCACTTGTTTGATTGCTAATTCTATAGGATGCTCCCGACATGGAAATTATATCTCCATACTCGGTTGCGTCAATAACAATTTTTGGAATTATTGTTTTGTATCCGTCCGACGATAAAGTTGTAACGGATTCAATAATGCCATTGACTGTGTAAACAGACGTTACAGTTTCCGTTTTTCTGAGCGTTATATTTGATTCAGAAAGAATCATTTCTGACAATATGGCGCTTGCTACATGTGGTTCAAAACAATACGTTGACGAGCTATAATAGCATCCGCCAATACTAATTCCACGAGAAGAATAATAAAGTTTAACTTTATCGATAAACTCTTTATATATTCCGCTTTCCCATGCTCCATAATTTCCGTCCATTGTCGAAACGGCGGCGGCGGTCATCTGCCCGCCAATCCAATCTGTTTCTTCTAAAAGAAGAACTGTAGAACCTGTCCTAGCGGCCTGAATCGCCGCAGAAATGCCCCCTGTCCCTGCTCCGACCACAATTACATCATATTCTTCAACAAGGGTCTGTTTTACCCCTGAAAATGGAGAAAATCCATAAAGCAGAAAACTAATTAAAAAAAGCAATAAAATCGGTCTTTTATCCATAAATCCGCCAATATTCACGCGCTTCTTGTAGTTTTTCTACAGGAATTTGGCTTAATCCTGCCGATTCCCTTAGCCTATTTATTAAATCAAAATTTCCATTTTCTGTTACTTTCCACCAAAAATCGTCTACCCCCTCTTCTAGTAAACGACGCAAATCTTCTATAAATGTGTTAATTGGTTTCATATCTGTTGACCCAAATCCCCCGACTCTGGTAGCGCCTTCATAAGTATCATCGTCCATCAGTCTAAAAGGGACAATGATTGCTTGCGCGATTGCTTCTCCCGCCTTGATACTAAAAGGAACATTTCCTTCATTCCGAAATTTTATCCAGCAATGTCCCTCGTTAGTTTTATTATCCGCATAATCAGAATCAATGACTCCAACCGAGTTAGCAAGGCGCGTATAATATTTAAATCCTAGCCCGGAACGGGGGACAACCATTAAAAACTCATCTTCTTTCAGGTATATCTTCCACCCAAGAGGTAGTTTTATGTCTTGTTGAGGGCTAAGTACAAAGTCAAACGTTGAAAAAATATCATACCCCGCAGAATGAGAGGTTGCCCGCCTTGGAAGGTTTATGTTTCTATATTCCTCCCAATAAAAATTCTTCTGGTCTTCCGAAATTTCAGAAAGAGTTTGCTGATGAGCATCTTCAACCCATTGTGCAAATGATACTTTTTCAAAAGCGGTTCTACTTTTCATTAGTCTTTTTCTCCCGTGGTTTTTCTAATATTTGAAACGATTTACTATTATTTCTATAGATTGTTCCGCCCTTCAGACCCGCTTCCCACATATAGAAATATATATCGAAAATATCTTTTGGAGTAGCGGACTCTGGGATGTTTATAGTTTTGGATATTGCATTGCTTATCCATCTTTGCCAAGCGGCTTGCATGTCGACATGAGTTTTCCAAGGAATTTCGTTTGCGGTTTTAAATAATTCCTGAACCTCTTGAGAAACCATTTTGCATCCAGTTAATGTTCCGTGACTTATAGCATATTCCATAATCTTATTTATTTCTTCAACCGAATGGCCGTATTCTTTTAATTTTTCTTCTAAGGCGGGGTTTATTTCAAACAAGAAGTCCTTTGCGATATTTCCGACGCCTTCTGTAATATTTCTTTTATAGGCAAGAGCAAAGAATGGTTCAATTGAAGAGTTTACCCCGCCTAGAATTGCGATACTGCCTGTTGGAGCAATACTATTTACTGCAACATTCCTAAATCCTACCCTTTTTAAGTCTTCAGGATTTATGTTTGATTTTCCATATTCTGAGGCGTATAAGACCCTCATCGGATTTGAAAGGTTTGCTTTTGTCTCATCGTATAACGAAAAAGCCCCTCTTTCTTTTGCGAGTTCATAAGAAGTTTCCCACGAATGAAAAGATATAAACCAAGAAATCTTATCGGCTAAGGCAACTGCTTCTTTAGAGTCATATGGTATTCCTAGGTCAACAAGCAAATCGGCCCATCCCATTGCTCCCCCGCCCAAGCGCCGCAGGGATTTAGTTTTTTCGTTTATTTCTGGTAATGGGGCTTCCGATATTTCAACAACATCTTCTAGAAATCTTGTCATTGTTTTTACTTGGCTTCTTAGTTCATCCCAGTTAATATCGTTTGTCTTCTTATCATAGAATTTATGAAGATTCAATGATGCTAAAATACAACTTTCGTTTATGAGCAGAGGAACCTCTCCGCACGGATTCGTTGCTCTTATTTTTTCCAGATAATCTACCAAGTTCTCGCGGTTCATGGCGTCTTCTAATAGTATGCCGGGGTCGCCAGATTCCCACGCCTGTTCGGCCATTTGTTTAAGTAAATCTTTTGCTTTAAGTGTTTTTACTACTTTTCCGCTAGATGGAGATACCAAATCCCAATCTTTATTGTCTCTAACCGCAATCATAAAATCGTCAGAAAGCAACACAGATACATTGAAATGTGTTAATTGGTCGTCTTGTAGAGTCTTTATTAAAACACTTTCGTATTTCGTATCCTTTAGTTGCCCTCTTCCGGAAGTCTTTAAGTTTCTATCATACTCCGCTACAACACGACTATTCCTATGGTTTAGTGATGATTTGAAATGAATAAATTTTTCAATATCGGGATGTCTGACATCTAGGGAAGCCAATTGTGCCCCGCGCCTACTTGCCTGACTAATTACCTCTCCGGTTTGGTCATACAGTGTCATAAAAGACATTGGCCCTGACGCACTTCCTCCTGTTGTTTTTATCTCTGCCCCTTCTTCTCGAATATTCCCAAAGAAGTATCCGATTCCGCCGCCATCAGCAAAAACCTCTGCGGCGTTTCCTAAAGTTTGATATATAGACTTTCTACTATCCCCAATTCCCAACACAAAACAGTTACCTAAATTTTTAATCCCTGTTCCCGAATTTGCAATAATACGCCCTCCGGGAATAAAATATAATTCAAACAAACTATTGAAATATCTGTCTCTTATTTCTTCAATTTCCTTTTCGTTTTTTCCGTATCTGCGAGACGCTTCGCTCATTTGGTTAGCGATTTCCATGCACTTTTCGCGCCAACCTTTAGTCTTTCTGGTTGAATATTTTAATGCAAATACTTTTTGTGCCTTATCGTTTAGTACCGCCATTATGCCTCCTCGATGCTTCTAAGTCTTTTTCTACATATTTTGCTAAAGTAAAACCAGAGCCATTAAAAGAAATTCCAACGGGCGGAGATATAATCCTGCTGACATTTCTGGAACTACAGATTGGACAAGATACATTTTTCTTTCCGTAGAGATTGTATGAAATAAATATTTCAAATGGCAGTAAACAATCATTACAGTTATAGTTATATGTTGGCATTTATTCCTCACTTTCTTCGGGACAATCCTCGTATGTGAGATAATCTTCAAAAAATATACTGTTGTCCTCTACGACAATGCTGGGATTATCTTCATGTAGAATATTTCCATCTATTACAAATCTAACTATCTTTGGTTTCATGACGGAATAACCTCTCCATATTTTTCCGAAATATCACACCCAATAAAATTTCTGTTTGACGAGATTGCCGCATCCATAACCGAGAATGAACCCGCGCACGGGTCTAACACAAAATCTTTTTCTTTGGCTGTGGCAGTTATTAATCTTTTCAACAACGTTGACGGCTTCCTATGTGGATGCAACGCTTTGTTTCTTGGATTAGGAATAGATTCTTCCCATGTGTCAGGGATTCCTTTATCTGTCCAGTTTTTTGTCGTCTTTGGGGATTTTTGATATACAAGCAAAAATTCGTTGGTGCGCCTGCTCCTCGCTCCCATCCCAAAAGATTCTTTGTCCCATGTAATCATGTCTACTAAATTCATAATTGGCTTTGGAACAACGTTTACTTCTTTGAACCAGTTTAAATGCTTTCCTTCGCAGAGAATAAACTTATCAATCCATAGAAAAAGGTATGCGCTCGGTTTAAGTACACGACTTGTTTCTTTTATGAACTCGACAATCAACTCGTCGCTCATTTGAGGAAGGTTTGCCCGTTCTGACTGCCTTGCTCCCTCGTTTCCGTAATTCATTTTGTCCATGATTTGACGATATTGATAATCTTGGATGGATAAATGCACAGACTCGTTTTTAAGAGAATGTAGCAGAAACAATCCGTCGCATAGAAGTTTTTTGTTTTTATTCTTTTCCAGAAAGTTCATTTATCCTCTTTTTCGATAATTCGAAGTAGTAGATGTCTTTCTCTATTCCTATAAATCTTCTATTTGTTTGTATTAACGCGACTCCTGTGTTTCCGCTTCCCATAACATTGTCTAACAAAATACCTCCTTCATTGCTAAACTTCTTTACTATATGTCCACAAACCCCAATAGACCTTTCTGTTCCGCGCAACGCCTTGAAAGGATTTTGTTTGAAATCATCAATTGAAAAAGAACAGACCACCCCCCCCGCCCAAAAAGGCTCATAGTATGTTTCTATTTCGTCTGGAAACATCTCAAGGATTCTTTCTGATTGAATTCTCCTGCTTCCCGACCATTTAATTACCGGCTCTATATTTTTATTCGTATTTAAGTTTTAAAAATCTTTTTATATTCGTATACTTCTTCTTGAAACTTTTCCGTATGGTTCCACCTACATTCGCTGAAAAGTTCAGGACACAGACCATTCCGAAATACGCATGGCTTCACACAAAGTTTTACGATTTCGGGAGAAACCTTCCCTAACTCTTCCAAAAACATGCCCCACGCCTTTCGAGTTTCGTTACTTGCAGTTAAACATAAGCGTTTCTGAGAAACATTTATAATTGCCGCCGCATTAGCAACGCATCTATGGTTTACAAGGGCATCTTGGGGCGCTTTACGCCTATCATACTCTCTCTGAATGTCGTTTCTCTGACTGGATGTAATTTGATGGATTCCTACATGATGAGTCTTAAAGTGCATTGCAATCCAATATGGAAGATTGTTCCATTGCCACGTATATTGAAGTCCATAAATGGGAGAATGGCCGCTTGCCAAATATTTCAGTTTTAATTTAGAAGAAGGCACTTTATCACTTTCTTTTCTATGACTTATCAAAAAAATCATTTCTAATTTTCAGCCAATCATCGTCTTTTGGGTAATCTACTATTTTACACTGAAGTGTTGTTGATAGATTCTGCATATTCTATAGCCTCGTCTAATATTTCACGAAGTTTTCTTAAGTGAAAAACATCAATAATACACCCGTTCGAAGAAGATGTATTTAGCCTGCGCCAATATTTTCTAGCCGCTCCCATTCTCTAACCTTTCTTTAGCCAGTTGATAAATGTCTGATTTTATTTCGATTCCGGTATACGAACAACCTAGTTTCTGTGCAACAACCCCTGCTGTACCAACTCCCATAAACGGGTCTAGAACGCTTTCCCCCGCATCCAAAAAGGGATTCATTATCCGCTCCAATAATGCTACGGGCTTTTGCCAAGGAACGTTCTTTCCGTTTTTATCTTTAACACGTTCCGTATGGATTGTAGTTAAGCAAATATCCGATATAAAAGATGTTGCAAGTTTCGTGGTTCTTCCGCTTGGGTTCAGTCCTTTGGATTTAGCGGTTGCCTTTTCTACCTGAACCCGCTCCGGATAGAACTTGTAATCCTTTCCTTTTGAAAAAATGATTATATCGTCGTGGCATTGGCGGAATTTGTTTTTCGGAAAATTTCCAAACTCATTTTTCCAAACAATCCAGTTAACCAGATGGGCCGCAGGAAGAGCGTTCGTAAACACTTTATATTCTGCGGCGGAGTGCCAATCTGTCATCGCAATCAATATTCCTTTTGGTTTTAGAAATTTCCAATAATGTTCTACCCAAGAAAAATCAGTATTTTCGTATATGTAATCGGCAAAGATAAGGTCAAATTCTTTAGGGGGATAACCGGGAGGATAATACTCCATGTTGTTAATATTTAGCAAATCCATTTACTCTTTGTTCCTTAGTGTTATTTGATTGATTACTACGTTTTCGCATTTGGCACTTAGGAAGTCGCTCAACGCCTTGTCGTCTTCCCGCAAAAGAGATTCTTCATACCCGGAACATTCCTCCCACCTATCGTCCCATTCCTCACAATAGTCTTCAAAAGTGTTAGACATCATCTTCTTCCTCTTCCTTTATAAGAACTTCTCTACAATTACCACACGCAAGATTAGCCGATTCTTTTGCCCACGCCGCCATGCCACATTCAGGACAGACGAATTTATAACGAGTCTTCTTCTTTTCTTTCTTTTCTTTTTCGGGTTCGGGCAGACTTTCAACAAGCAGTCCTCCCTGACTAATAAGAAACCCCTGTGCTACTATTTCGAACCTACCGCCCTTTAAAATATAATGGGTCATTTTTTGGCCCGCCGTCTTGCCGCCCGGTTCTCCTGTAGAAGATGGCGGAGGGTCTCCAATAGTATATTGAAGAAGATGACACATTTCGTGGACAAGCGTTGAAAGAATTTCCAAATCGGTTCGCTCAAGAAATTCGTCAGGGTTTAAGGAGATTTCACTAACTGCATCACTTTTTTCTCGAATACGAAACTTATCTTTATGAAAATATCCTCGCGTATGCTTCTTCCTGTTTAAAGTAATAATGCAATCTGGTAGCATATGATTGAACAGGTGAGCATTGAAATATTCAAACGCCTTATCTAACGTGGAGTATTGTTTTAAAGTAATCATGTTTTTCTGTTATGTACAAAACAAATTAGAATTGTATAAAATGTTTCCAAACAAACAAACGCGCCGTCCCTGCCTTATTTGCGTCATTGAGAATGGATTTCTTTTGAAAGTAATTCAATTTTCTAAAATCGTGTGCATAAAGCGATGGAGGATTTGTCTCGTTGCCTTCGGGAACAGTCGTAATTTCAATCTCTGTTCCTCCGAACAGGCTGATAGTTTTATGAAAATACACGACATATTCTTTATTGAGTGTATCATATAAATATGTCGGGTAATCCGTTCCAATTCCAAAGACTTCTTTTACAAAATTTGAGAAGTTATTGTTTACTATCCAGTTCAGGACTTTCTTCATTTTTATCTTCCTTATCGTCTAGTTTGCCTTTCCAATCTACGTCTATTCCTATGGATTGGAGAAATTCATTAAATCCCTCTCTGGTAGGGGGATAGATAGTGTCGTATATTGCGTCTCCGGGCGCGTTTCCTTTTACTCCAAGAATTTGACACAATTCAAGTTCGAGAGAGCGTATTTCTGCCAATCTGTTTTTAGCTAAAATAAATACTCCCATACTAGCATAATACTTAAGTCTTGATATTGTTCTCGATGAAGACATCGCTCCAGTAGCCCTTTCTATAATCGTTTATAACCCGCATTACATTTTTAAATTTATAAAAACAAACTCTCTCGTCAAACCCAACCTTTTCAAGAAATGCGTCTTGTTCTTTTAAGGAAAATCCATCATATTCTCCGTTGGGAAAAATTATTTGAATTCCGTTGCTTGCGGGGTTGTCAGGGCCTGGGTATTCGTTAAAAACAACACCTACCGTTCCAATTTTATTTCCTAAACAGTTTACAGTCAAGGAATATAAGTCTCCAACCATATTACTTTACCTTTCTTTTGAAATCGGAAAAATCGTTTACTATGCTGTATCGATTTACCCACCACACAAACTCTCCGGGAACTGGAACAAAGGCCGCTCCTTCTTTTTTATATCGTGGTTTTTTCTCGAACCCATCTAGTCTTACAACATCTCCATATGACAGTTTTACTTTTTCGAAATCTTTTTTTGATATTTTAAAGGTTGTTTTTGTGCCTTTGGACAGTGAATAAAATGTCAATGTGGGAGCATATTTTAGGTTCAAATCTATAACTAAGGCGAGGGAAGGGTCAACATCATAGGTTAATTTCTTTTTGTCTGCCTGACGTATTTCGTCTTCTGTTATTTTTTTAGAGGTTGTAGTCCCCTTCTTCTTTACTATCTCTTTCCCCTGAAAATTGGTTCTCTTCCCAAAGTCTTGATTCATTTCAAAAAGGGTTTCCTGAACAGCGGTTGGAACAACCTCCTCGATTAAATCTTTAGCCTCTTTAATATAAAAAGAAAGATTAACATTGTAATTTTCGAACGGGAGAGAAGGGTCATAGATATTTAAGATTTGTACAGTTTTTCCGGCGTAGAGACCAATAATTCTTCCGTCTTGATGATGTTTCTGAAGTTGACCACCAGAGTAAGAAATATAAAATCGATTTGTTTTTTGTAGAACCTCTATCCCTCTCGGAGTCTTATATTCCATTGTAAACTCTTTGGCGGATTTTTGGGAAATACAAAAATCTAAAATGTTTTTGCAATTACCGATGGTTTCTTCTACAGGAATATTGTTTACAAAATATTCATAAACCGCCTTTGGTACAATCGGGTGTTTGTATCCTTTCTTAATATCCACTTCTGGGATAAAGACTCCCTTAGTCTTAACTTTTCCTGTTTCTCTGCTTGCGGTTCTCCAAGTGTGTGTAAACCACACTTCTTTTGAACCAATCGCTATGTAATTGTTTACATCTCTTTTGATATAAGATTTATACTCTACATATTCTAGTTTGAAGCCCGTTCTTTGTTCCCATGCGTTACATATTGTATAATATAATTCTTCTTTGGCTGTTGGGACTTCACATTCAATACCGTCTGTATTCGCGGAAATACAATGGATGCCAGACAACTCTAATTCCTCTATCAACATTAGAATATACAATTGTCCAGCAATGGTAACAGACAACATGGCCTTTGCGTCTTCCAGCCAAAAGGTGTCCGAGTTTAACTTGCCGAACATTCCGTTTACGGTTATTTTTAAGGCTTCCGCTTTTGTCTTATTGACCTTTTTAGCCGATAGTCTTTCTGCGGTTAACGTTGAAAGAACATCTACGAACTCTAGGCCCAAGTGTTCAGGATGAATCTTATTAATAATAATACAAGATGGATACATGCTTCCAATATCACAACTGATTATCTTCTTTTCGGGAGATGAGTCAAACCTAACCGATTTCTCGGTGGAATGAATCCCGCCGCTCCCGATAGAATAGCCTGTGCCTCTATAAAAAAGAAGTTCTTCAAATTTGAAATCGTCAAAAGAGTAAACACGAGTATTCTTTATTTTCTCGTATAAGTTTATTAACTCTTCTGTCTTAAACGATATTACGTCGGGGATGCACTCTTTAAGGTCTACGAAATCTCTTTTTGTTCTTAGTTCTCTCAGAGCATTAATATCTACGTTTAATTGTTCCTGGTAATAATGCTCTAAAATAATGTTTCCCGTTTTAGAGTCGGACGCATTGGAAACGTCAACATTATATAACTTTCCGATTTCCTCACGTAATTTAATTTGAGAAAGAACTTTATAATACAGTTTCTTGGTAATTCTTACATCGTTTTTGTTATATTCTAATATTAAAGAAACTTCTGATTCTTCTGCTACAACATGGTCATATGGTAGCGGCAGGTCTTGAATAATCTCGTGACCTAAATTAATAGCTACCTGCTTAAGAGACACGCCCATTCTGTCGAAATTAAGAACTTTGAATAAGTCAATGCTCTTCCAAGAATAGTAAGCGTTTCTCGGGTATCTTAATTCACGAATATCATCATCTCGCCCGCAAGCATCGTTGATTAGTCTCTGGGACAGATTATAAATCTTTTCAGGAAGACCTTTTGACGACTTTGCGTTTACAATATAACGAATAATGGCATTGTCGTATGACATGCTATTAAATCCAACAAGAAGAATTTCCCTGTCTAGAAATTCTACAAGTTTTTCTCTGTCGTCCGCTCCTGCTCCAATAACAAACTGAAAGAATTTTTCTGTCTCATCTTCCAGAAAAGTTACAGTAAACAGGTTTGGAAAAGATTCAACATCATAAAAATAAATCAAAGTTTAAGACCTCTTTTGGTAAAAAATTATCCTGACTTTAATATCAGGATAATTTTACCACAATATTCTAAAATTGTCAACGGTCTTTTTGCGTTAATTACCGTGTACATATGTGAAAATGCAACGTATCTTCACAAAAGGTTGGAATAGGACTTGGCGTAAGGGTAGATGTGAAAGCGGGAGTATTCGTCGAAGTTGACGTGAATGTTGGAGTAAATGAAGGCGTTGAAGTAAAGAGCGTTCCCGTGGGGGTAACTGTCGGAGTGTTTGTAATTGTGAAGGTAAGCGTTGGAGTCAGGGTATTTGACGGGGTATATGTTTCTGTTGGGGTATGTGTTCCCGCACAAGGAATTGCTCCATAATTGCATACAGGGGACGCCGCAATGAATGTGTCGTATAAATTCCAAACAAAGGCAGAAATCGGGGAGCCAACATAGTTATTTACAAAGGTTACACCATTCATGGAATTGGCGTAAGGGGAACTGTAAAGAATATTATATCTCCCAACAACATTGCTGTTTGTAGAATCTCCGTAAATTTGAAGCGCACGCCCCGTACTCCCGCTTCCAGAAATTACAGTATTATATTCAATTAAACAATTTACACAACCGGAAGGTGTAACTCCCGCTACCGCTTGAAATATTCGAATTCCGTCTACACCATTATACACAATATTTCTTCTAATTGTAATATCGTGCAGTTGCCCGTTCCAGCCAGAGTAATATTCTTTCCCTAGCGCGATGCCTCTCGCATTGTTTCCGTCACGTTTGTAAGTAGCGTTTCCAGTCGAAGTGGAAAGATTCCCTTCTACGAGAATGTTATAACTATTATCCACGTATATATTAACACTATACGTGTCCCACACCGTAGAATTTGTTATGGAACCCCCCGCAACCCTTGTGAAGGCAATCCCTTCTCCGCAGGTATTATAAACATTTACGTTATTTACGTTTAGGTTTACTGCCCCAATGTAGCCCTTTATGCCAGACCCCCATTGGGTATTAGAAGAACAATTCAATCCCCTGTTTACGGCCATAGTAACGATTGAATTTCTAACAGTTACATTTTGGGAAGAAACAACAATCCCGTGACCTTTACAATCATGAACATATACGTTATCTACAACAACATTGTTTCCGCGTATGTCCAAACATACCCCGTTCGGATTTGTAACTTCTATGTTTTGAATGGTTATGTTGCTTTGAGTAACAACCAAGCCATTGTTATATGTTGTATTGATTGTTGGAGTTGCAAGCATTACTCCGTTAAATCTTGTGTTCTCGCTCTCGTTTATAGTATACGATTGACCAAACAATATAAACAAAATAAGGGCTAATGCCCCTACTCCTATAAGTATATATTTTATTTTTTTATTCATACATCCTCCTATAATTCGGACTGAACAAATTCCGGTTTCAAAGAATTATAATCAAAATCGGAAAACTTCATCCTAGAGCCGTCCCAATTAATAGATTGTTTGCCTTTTGGCCCTTGGCGATTCTTGACACAGAATAAGGCTGGCTCATGACTTGTTCTAATCATCATGACAACATCGGGAGCCTTCTCGCCTGCCTGAGCCAAATCCGATAAAACAGGGTCTACAATTTTGTTACGATTTTCTGAGCCTTCGCCCTTTCGGTTCAGTTGATGAACTAAAATAATTCTAGTATCCATCTCTCTAGCAAAAGCCTTAATTCTATATGCCATATAGTTAATCTTTATGTATTCTGGTTGCGAATCGCCGCTACCGCCAATTAAAACCTGCTCTAATTGGTCAATAATAATTACCTCTGCCCCGTCCGCAACAGCTTTACGAATTTTGGTTCTTAAGAGAGGAAGTGTCAATTCTGAAGAATCATCATAAGAAATAGGAAGTTTGGAAATCTCTTCTAATGCTTTTTTGTAAAGTTCGATTTCTTCATCGGACAATTCTCCCTTTTCGATTCGAATGGCAGAAATACCGGTTTTGATTTGAATTAGCTTATTTTGAATCTCTTCGGCGCTGGATTCAAAAGTAAATATCTTTACAGCCTTTCCCTCTACACCGGCTACATGAAGAGCAATGTTTAAGGATAGAGAGGTTTTTCCTTCATTAGACCTGGCCGCAACCATATAAACGCGACTAGGGTATAAGCCACCAGTAAAATTATCCCAAGATTTAAGTCCTGTGGAAATGTAACGACTTTTTCCTCCCAAAGTATCTTCTAGCTGTTGGACATTGGATAAAGCAACTTCCTTGGAAGTTCTGTTATTTTTACTCTGTACGCCAATGAACGCCCCAATCTTTCCTGTGTCAGTGTCAATCTCACTTAAAATGTCATAAGGTCTTTTCCCCTCTTCTACCAGCATCTTCATTCTGTCAGAAAGGGCAATTATCTGTCTTGCGGCTTTCATTTCTGATACTTGGATGGCGTAACTTTCTAGATGGTTTTCATCAGCATCTAGATTCTTTAAATATCGGATTGCTTCTTTTCCCCTCAGTCCATTTGAAGGGATTATAATCGAATCTAAAATTCCGCGTCTATCAAGTTCTCCTTCTACGATAATATGGTCAGGATAAATATCCGATTCAACGCAGAACTTTATAACCGAGAAAACTTGAGAAAAAGCAGGCAATCCGAAAGACTGCTTATCAAGTAAATCTTCAATAATTGCATAATTGGTTGCATTTCTTAATAAGCAAGCGAGAACACTTGCTTCAATATTTTCGTTATATGTTATTGCCATATATTCTTATTCCTCAAGAAATGATTTTATATCCCTAATAGCTTTTTTCATCTCCTCTTTGTCTGCTGGTACTGTGCGGCTGTTAGCGCTTAGTCGGTTATTCATTTCTTGTTGTTCCGCCAGCTTTTGTTTAAGTTTTTCTTTCAGTTCTCGTATAGCATCTACTAAAAAAGGCTTTATAGATAACGGCTGATAAATAATTGGCTTATGAGACTTATCATATTTCTGCTTTGCAAGTTCGAAGCCCATTTTCATTCGTTCTTCTGTTGTAAACAATTTAGATATATCTTCTAATTGTAAAACCCAATTTTTATATCCGGAACTTTTTTTTCCGGGAATTGCTCCTTCAGGAATATTAAAAGTTATATAGAAACAACGTAAGACATTTATTACATGAGGCGGGTAATTGGATATTTGCTCTGGTTCATTTTGTAATACGCTTGCCCGTAAAATGCCATCAACCAAATCGCCTTTACTTCCCATTACGTTTCTCCGCTGCGCCTTGTCCTGCCCAAAAGAAAATGGTTCCTACTCCTATATTGTTAGGCTCAAATTTATCCCATCGATATACACATGCGTCATAGTCATATTTAGGGCTTTTCTTGCTCCATTCATTCCACAAGTTAAATCCCTCATCCCCAAGAGTCTTCAGGGCTAACCCTGCTTCTACCCATCGAAAATAATCGTTGCAATATTCCATTGGAACCAACTCCAATGCTTGTTTTAATCTTGAAATTGTAATTTCCAGTGGTTCATCAACAATTACCTTTTTTCCTGAGCCACAATTGGTTTTACCTTTAAGTTTGTCTAATGCAGATTCCATTGAAGGTGGAACGGGGGCAGGACGCCTATCCCAATCGTCAATTTTTATATAATAGTGCTTTTGCCCATCTTCGCCTACAACCCATGAAGGAGGAGCAACAATGTACGCCCCTTGTGAGCGAATATCAACGCCCGTTTTTATATTAGCGTGACTTTTTATATTTCCGGTATAAATAATGTGGGTTCCTCCCGAAGGAGTAATAGAGTGAAGCGCACCTTCATCAGAAACATTCATCGACATAAAGTTTCGAAACCCGTCGCGTCCGTCTTTTATGTCAATATCCACAACTACTAAGCCAGAGTGACCACAAGAAACACCAATGCCTGCACTCGGGTATTTTGTCCACCATTCTTTTATTTTTTCAATATCTGTAGAGGCTTCCATAAAGCCCCCTTTCAGATATGGGGCTTTTACAGGAATAATAACAATCTTTCCTTTATCGTTTGTAAAAGGCTTGCTTGCCTTTTCTCTTGTTGGAAAAACAAACCATCCTCTTTTTGCGTATGCGATTGCGTCATCCAATAAAGCCATTTATACCTCATAATAAAATAGGGAGCAAGTTTCCATGCTCCCTATTTAAGATTTAATTAGAACGGAATGTCGTCGTCCGAAGGGGCAACCGGTTGTTTAATTTCTTCATTGGCAACCGGAGTGCTATTTGCCTTCTCATCACTCTTCTTGAAAACGGTAAAATCAAAGACAATAAACTTATCGGTCTTGGGATAGACCTTCGCCCCCTCCTTTTGATAGGGCTCCTTGGTGAAAATGCCGGAATTAATTTCAATAATAGAATCTTCAGTTACTTCCTCTAAACACTTAATATGTGCCTTTCCTACAAAAGTAACTATCCAATCAGAATAGATGTATTCCCCCTTCTTCCCACGACTGGTGCTTCCAAAAGCATTTGTGTAGTTTTGCTCATGAAAGAGCTTCTTGATATAAACGCGCTGGCCGGGTTTAATTTGTACTGCCATTTATGTATTCTCCCTTACTTCTGCTTCATTTGTTCGAGCGATTTTTTCAAGTCTTCAAGAGAAAGACTGTTAGGGTTGCCATCAGGAGAATATTGGCTAAATATTTCCCGATATTCCTCTTTCTTCTCCGGATTATTTGTGATAATTTCAATTACATCTGCTTTTACTTCTTTTAGGGTTCTGGTATCTGCCAGAATAACAGGGGCAGTAGAAACGCCTGTTTCAAGCCAGTCCATAATATCCGAACCGATTTTTGGGGTGATTGTGAAAATCTTCCCGTCCAAGAGGCCCGTTCTGTCTTTGGACGCGGTGCAACGATGCGTCTCTTCAATGTCAAGAAATACAGTAAACTCATACTCCATTCCGTCTCGTTGAATTGGCTTCAGACCAACCTTGCGAATGGATGTTTTGCCCGAATCGTCTTTGTCTTGCACATAGTCTGTTTTTGCTCTCATCGTAGCAATAACGTGTGCGTTGCATTGCAACATTTTGTCCACAAATCGATTATGGTCAGGGGTAACTTCTCGCCATGCGGTATAAGAATTTCCACTTTTTGACTTTACGGTCAACATATTTTGCTTTTCGAGTAAGCCGCCCTCTCCCGCCCACAGGTGAGATATACTATCAAGAATAATTATTTCTACATTGTTTTTTTCACATACATCAATCGCAGAAATGTATTTGTCCGCAGTAAAAGGGGCTTTCAGGCCAACGGCCAAATATTCGCCAATAGTTAAGGTTCCGGTTTGATAGCCCACATACAATTCTCCCGAACCGTTTTCGGTGTCCACGATTGCTATTTTGTCCCAAATTTCTTGGTCGCTAAGAGTTGGATATTTTCGTTTCAGCATACCGTATGATAAAAGCAAAGCCCCTAGAGTTTTTCCTGCCCCGGACGGAGCCGAAATTCCTAATTTTAGGAACGCCTTACGTCTAGCCGCACGTTTCAACATTATTGAATCAGACATTATACCTCCGTTTTATTCTGTGTGTTAGTTAATATATCAATAACTCTTTTTACTTGTTCCCCAAAATCAGTAGCATCCTCGCATAACACATAATCGTGTTTGAGTGTTTCGTTGTCTCTATTGTTAGAGTCTGTTACATGAATTTGAAATGCTCCATATTCAGATTCTAAAAAGTTATATAATCCCTTAGGGACATTTTGGAGAATTAAAATAAATTTATGATATGCTTCTTTCCTGTTATTTTTTATAACTGTTTTCCTACGGGAATCGTCCCCAACAAATTTATGTATCGATTGTAATAAGAAATCTTTTGCGCCCCTTTGTTCTTTTCTAATAGTGGTTGTCCACACCCATGAAGATTTTCTACTTTCGTTTATAAACTGTCTTGGAGTTCCCGTCAGTATTATAATTGCTTTTTGCATCATGAACTCCTATAAAGTTTTAAAGTTGTGCTTTTATTGTGTCACTTCATATGATTCTCCTAAATAATTTTTTAGTGCCCCTAGGTGGATTCGAACCACCAATCCGAACTTAGAAGGTTCTCGGTTTATCCGTTAGCCTATAAGGGCATTTAAAATTTACATTGAATTATAGTTGAATATTGCAAAAACTTATCGAGTCTGAACAAATAGTTTCTTGAATTACTTCCTTCATCGCCGCCAGAAACAATTCGGTGGTACTGACAATCTTCAATCATTTTACGCAAAGTTTTAGTAGATATTGAAACTACAATTACTCCTTTTGGAGTATGCACTTTGTAAATATAGAAGTCTGCTTCTGTTGTACTAATGCCGGACGGCTTTCCTCTACATCCAAATTCTAAGCCTACATTGCCAGTCTTTTCACAAGTAAAGTCTTCCTTTATTTCTACCGCAACCTTACGCCCATTTTTCTCTAACAATAAATCGTACCGTTTATCGTTACAGAATTCAAGAACCGTATAACCTCTATTTTCTAAAATATTTTCAATTTCTTTTTCGGTCTCTCTGGCTACAGCGTAATCCTGCGAAAAATTATAATATCCCATGCAACGAAACTCCAATGATGTAATCAATCTGGTAGTTACACGATTACCTGATTAGTATTCGGCTAACCTTTTCCTGTTTCGCGGTTACATATACAACCCAGACGATGAGGCGTCCGCGTCTGACCGCAACGAAACTTGTTGACTGGCTGGAAACCCTTTCGGACTACCTTTCTGCCTCCCATGTAACCTAATGCTCAAAGGACTTGTATGGGCATCATAGGCAGAGGCGGGGTGTATCATTGCGCCAGTTTCACAGCCGATGCTAGTCTACATACATCACTCCTTGTATCTACATTAGGGTTCGAACCCTTAATGTATGTAGACCTAGGTGGGAAAGGAGGGAGTCGAACCCTCACATTGCCGGGTATAAGCCGGGTGCATTCACCATTTTGCTACTCTCCCAAGTGTCGTCTCTCCGACTGCCATCCTACCTTTTTCCTGTAAGTGATTTATTAGGATTTACAGGCTTATGAAGAGTTTGTATGGGAAACAGGATTTGAACATGCAACTCCTTACTCAAAAAGTAAGTGTTCTACCGGGCTGAACTATTCCAATATATTGCAGGCACTAGAGGAATTGAACCCATGTCTACGGGCTTGGAGACCGCCATAATACCACCATACCAAATGCCTACGTTTAATTCTTATATAAGTATACCACAAGATTTTTTGTTTGTCAAGGGGTATTTCTATTTTTTAAGAAACCTGGCAAATTTCTTATCAACTTATACAAGAATTATACTCTAGAATATTTATTTTGTCAAGAGTTTATGTAGATTTTTTTGAAACAGAAACATACTTTGGATTTGTTGCAATTGTGCCAATGTCCTCTATGCCCCATACCACAACCGTTCCTCCCTCACAGGCTCCTTCTTGCTCTACCATAATTTTCATATCGGTATATATACGATAGTTTCTATCCGTAATGCTTTGTATAATCTCGTCCGTTGTCATGTCATTCTCGTCAAAGAAGAAGATAATCTTTGCGGATTCTGCCTTTTTGCTAGCCATTATATTCTTACTCCTTAGTATATTTAATATCTTTTAAGATTTCAACTCTGGTTTTCTTTTTACCTTCATTGCGAAAGGCGAGTATCTCCGGGTGTCCAGCAATCGCATATGCGTCAATTGCTTTTGCGTCATATTCTACATCGCCATCACTAACAGAAACCTTTGCAAACTTTCCTTTTACAACTCGCTTTTCGTTTTTCTGAAGTTGAACTTGCTCTGCATATTGACGCAAAACTAAATCTAATTGCTTCCGCGCCGTTTTTTCGCGTTCTCGAATTACTTTCTCTTTTTCTTCAAACTCAAACTCTATAGATTCGATGTCTGCAATTTGTTCTGGTGTCAAAATGCTATTTATGGTTTTTTGTTTTTCCATTTTCAGGAGTTCCTGTTGGTCAACAAAACCTCCCCATTGGTCTAACAGAAATTCCAAATTTTTCTCTAATCTTTCAATGTCCACTATAACACTCCTTCATTGTGTAGAACCGTCTTCGGAATCCATGAATAAAAATCTTCTCTTTTCTTAGGATTAGTCATCTGTGATTGGTTAGGAACGGGTTTTTCCATTGCTTCTTTAACTGTTTCCAGTCCCATTCTCACAAAGGAATGTTTCCCTGATTTACTACTCCACTTAATGCCACCGTTCTGAACTATGGAGCCTGCAAGTTTATATGACTGCCATACATCATATGCAAGATAATCTTTTACTGCATTAATTTCCCCGTTCCGCCAAAGTTTAGGGGCTTTATCTCCGCTCATTGCAAAGAGAGTGGTTCCATCATTTAAAGACACTTGATGAAGTTTGGTCTCAATGTTTGCCCCAATTAGCGCAGAGTCTAAGCCCAAAAAATGCCCCTTCAACGAATAAAGGGTAAACATTGGGTCAATACTTCTAAAAGCAAGACTGCCCATTTCTTCAAGCATCCCCGCCCAATTAGCCAGAACAGGAAAGTCAAAAGAAAGTATGTTCCATCCAAAAATCTTAATTCCTTTGGCGTCCAAAGATATAAGGTCTTCGCACATTTGACGGGCGGTTTCTTTTGTCATATGAGGGGTGTCGTAAAAATATGTAACAGTTTCGACATCTGTACAATATGCCGCAACTGATGGAATTAAAGAGAAGGGGTCAATATTTTCTCCGTCTAAAATTTCATTATAAATTTCTATATCAAAAGAGCAAATATCTATCATGCTATAGCCCAATCTACAATTCTTATATTAGTGTTGTTATACATTACAAGGTCTTTGTCGTAAGTTTCTAAAATGTATTCAAATTTGCCAGGTAATTCGAACATGCTTGTAATCACTTCTACAATTCCCGAAGGAAGTTTGACCAAAAGGACTAACACCTTTGGAAAAGGGATTTCGTTCCACTCGTCAACAAATTTTTGCTTTTTGCTCATTGTAATAACAAAATCCTTTCGACCTGCTGTTTTTCATCATCTGAAAATTCACCGACATATACAACACTCCGTTCTTTCCAGTCATAAAACGCGCACTTTTCTTCTTGTGTAATTCTGTCCGAAGAAACAAAATCCCCAACAAAATGTGTCTTGTCTTTTGATAGCGTTACCAAATACACCATTTCCTCCACAACGGATAATCTATCTTCGGGCCAATACGTTCCTGTTCCAGAGAGTTTATAATAGAACGTTCGTGGGAACAATAAAGGGTCATCCCCGTTATTATTATCAAAAACATCTAAAACATAATAGTGTTTGTTATAGACCGCAGAATGTATTGTTACTACACTACCTATAGGAATCATTCTTTCTCCACATAAATAACCCTTGTTTCCAAAGGAAGAAAATCAGTTATGGAACGGATACAAAATTTGATAAACGATTCATCTGCCTTGGTTGAAACAATTAACTGGTCAAACTTATAACCTCTAATTTTTTTCGTCACTCGGAAGAACGGTGTACAGATGTCCGTTAGAGGTTTCACACATAAGTTTTGCTCCTTTTTTATAAAGGGTTTTCACCATCTCTTTTTATAGAAAGCCTCAAATAATGAATACCGCCTACATGCTCTATGCCATCTATTTTAACGTCCACTCCCATTTCTTTGTTTGTTTTTGGGATGTCATTTATTCTTTTATTCATACATTCGGTGGAACAATAAAAATAGTCATTAACTGTTCCTTCCAGAGATACATTTAAATGAACCCCTGTTCCCTCGATTACTTTTTTGCAATAACAAATCTTTAGTTCAGTCATTATCCCCTCATAAATATATAAGATACAGTTTCGTCAGTGTTGTGGGAGACGATATAAGCGTCTTCCTCAGATAATCCAAAAGATAAAACGTTTATCGCACAATCCCCGCAATGAAACGGCCCGGCGTATCCATACAGTACAGACACAGATTCTTCGAAACTATACGGGCTTTCAACTGTTCCGCGCTCATTTAGTTTTATCCACGTCTTATAAGAAAGTCTTTCAATCTCTTTCTTTGCTTTTCTTGCTATCCAATATGACTCACCAAATCGATTTTCACCAGATAAAAACAAAATTTTTTTATTAATCGCAGATGCCGTGATTTCTTCTTTGTTTTTTATCAAATCTTCCAAATAATCGACCAAAGGCTCTGAATATTTCCAGTTTTTACCCATTTCCTTCTCGATTACTTGTTTTATGATATTTCTAATTAAAAGAGCCATTTTATTGCCAATTTTATTGCCCAATTTATCGTTTCTACCACCATATATAGGAGGTTTCCGAATATTACCACCACATTTGCCAACGTCATAATTACAAAAACTATTTTAAAAAAGACGGATGTTTTTTTGAAATCGTCCCACAAGCCCACAATAAAAATTGCAGTAATTATTATGCCAAGCCATATTACTATCCATGTAAATCCAGGAGGCATTAAAAAACTCCTTTCTTTAAACTTTCATTGAGTTCTGCTTCTAGAGCGTTGGCCTTTCGGTCGCATATGCGGGAAAGGTTTGTTCCTTTATTCATCATTGCCGTAAGGCGCAATCCGCCTATTTCAGTATTTATTGTCTTTATGGCAGAACGAACTCTCCGATACTCCTTAGGGGTTGCCCTCCGTATAAAGTCTAAATTATGTTTTATTGTAATATCCATTATTCTACTCCTAAATACCAGCATTGACTATAATAGATTATATGTTTATCAATCCCTTTGTAATCTGGGAGGCGGCAGTTAGATTTTAGTAGTTTAATCATTCCTCCTGAATCCACCAAAAGCATAGAACGGCTTGTCATCTTTTTTATAACAGTTAAATGTTCATGCTTCCCGCCAAGAGACAATATTATTGCTCGTTTATCTTTTTCGTCCAGAAACGTTTTGCTATATCTCCACCACTGGTTTAATGTGAGAAATCCCTTTTTGTTTGTTTCCATATACGGAAATAAACTTCTGCAAGCCCCATGAATTACGGAATATAGATTTTTATGATTTATTCCTTCTACAATTACACGGTCTAAGATTTTGCGACGCCCAAGAAAAAATATAACTTCATTAAACGTTTTCTGACTGTCTTCTTGGGATAAGCTGTTAATAAGGGTGGCGGCATTTACAATAGAATAAACCCCGCACAAACTGTCTAGCCACCCCTGAATAAAGGGATTGTTCAATTATCCTCCCGCGCTTCCGAAATATACCACCAAAAAACAAACACAAGGAACAAAACAACAATAATGATAAAAAAACATATTTCGGAAAATATACTATGATTTTTAAAATATCTTCATTTTCACAAAATATCATAATAAATTATCAAGCCAACATATATTGAGAACAGTATGGGTCACCACCACATATTATTTAAATATAATTCTATATTTTCATGTGGGCCAAAAACAACGTTCAAAATAGAAAAAGCAGAAAATAAAAAAATAATATTCCCAATAATTAAGAGTTTTATATGACGCATACCTTTATTTATTTCATTCATAATATTCATAAGAATCTATTTCCTCGTATTTATATTTTTGAGCATTGGTATGTTTAATTCTACGTTGGAGTGCGTCAATTACTTCAGGGGATACATCTCTCAGTATTTCTTTAAACGTAGTGCTAGAATAATTTTTCCACAAATATACAAGTTCCTCTAAATCCTTCTCTTTATTAGTGAGACGATAGTTGTGTTCTGCAACCCTGCCAAGTTTGGCATGGTATTCTATCCACTCTTCTTCACTAGCATATTTTGAGGGCAAATCTACAAATAAAATTTTATCGGGGTGTATACTATCGCCAACATTCATCGGGCTAATGGCGGAATACACGAGCGCCGACCCGAACAAAAACTCTAGGATTGAGAACACCAACTCCAAAAAGTTACTGGTATACCCCCCAAACAGTTGACAGGCTCCCCCTAAGCCTATAAATAAACCAGCCAGCAACCAAATAAGCCTTGTTTGCCAACATAAATTCATTGGGAACTTCTATCCTTCTTTCATCATAATTTGCTCTGCAACCTTATCATCATCGTGAATATATCGCATGGTGGTGGTAATGCTTTTATGACGGGCAACCTGCTTTGCCGCATGTGCGCCACTCTCTACCGCAATTCTAGTAAGAGTCGTTCGCCTGAGTGTATGTGGAGTAATTTTATTTGCTCGAACAGGGTCAATTCCAGACTTCAAAGCACAACGATGGATTCGGTTTCTAACCGAATTTTCCGTTAGTTTCCCGGTTTCGCTTTCTCCGCGGGTTGGGTAAAACAGGTATTCGCTTTTTGTGTTTCTTTCCTTGGAGATATATTCGTTTAGCATGTTACAAAGGGTGTTGTTTAGATATACATATGTTTCATCCCCGCCTTTGTTTACGATTTTTATGCGGCAACCTTCGATGTCGGTCATCTTAATATTCACTATTGCTCCACGGCGAATGGCCGTTTTTGACATCAACTTAATCATCAATCTTTCTTGAAGGTTTTGAGCAACCCCAATCATCGCTTCGATTTCTTCATCGGTCAAAACAAGCCTTCGTACATGGGTTTCTGTAGCATACCTGCCTGCACCAAGTTTTACGGTAAAGAAAGCATTATTAGAGAATTCCTCGCCAAGATAAGACATAAAAGCATTAATCGAACGAATTAGTCCGTTGAGACTGGTAGATGATAACCCATTTGGATTTGTCTTCGATTTAATAACAGATTCATAAAATCGCAAGTAATCGGAGCCAGAAAGATTATGCAAATCCTCAACTTCAGCCAAAGAAAAGAAATCGACAAATTTTAAGAGGTCTTTTCTATATGTGCGAATAGTGTTTTCGCTTCGGTTTCCAAATTTCAGAGCAGAAACATATTCGTTAATTTTGATTTGAATATCCATAGTATCCTCTTTTCTGATAATATTATAGCATAATTGCTATTTTCTGTCAAGAGGAAGTTTTATTGGGGAAAAGACCATTCACGCTCCACATTTACAACCAAAGTTTTCTAACCGATAGGCGTTGCATGTGCATCCTTCTCGCTTAGGCTCGTCAGGTATGCGAATGCTCTTATTTTCTTTAAGCCAAGTATAAAACCATTCTAACAAAACTAACGGAGTTGCCCCCATTAATTTTTCATATGATAATGTATTTATAAATTGTTCCCAAGGTGTCAATGTTTACTCCAATATTAGAGAATAATATAAATCTTTTATGGCGTTTATGTTCGGAGACTTTGGAAGATTGCTTTCCTCGTACCAAATTTCAAAAGATGCTTCTAGTTCAGAGGCCATGTTTTCTATTTGGTCGTAAGTAAACTCTCCGCGTTTTACTGCCAAAACAAACTCCGCTTCCCGCAAAGGAAAAGTAATTCTTTCTTCTAAAAGAAGTTCTTTCCCTTCCAACATTAGTCTAAAAATGTGAGAGGCATATTTTGTGTCGTATCCATATGCCTCCTCAGTCCCTCTACGCTTTGGATTTCTTGTCGTTTTCCACTGAATATAATTGTCCCATTTCTTTTTGGCATCTCTATATTCTCGTTCACGACTAACTTCATCCACTATTTCCGGGCGCAACAAGGAGTAATTTATACTATCCTTTAAACTATTTAGCCAAGCCATACTAACCGTAGGGACGCTGGTCAAACCAAAATCTTCACGCTCCGGCTTTTTTAGAGGAGGATTCAAGAACCATTCACGATGACGACGCAAAGCATTTAATTGGCTGAATGCGTATCCTGTGAAGGTGTATTTTACTTTTTTACTTAGAAACAGTGAAGCATTTCTGCGAATCTGTTCCCACTTTTTAGTGGAAAAAGTTGTAAATTCTTCAGGGACAAAAAGTAATTCTACTATATTCGGGTTTGCTCGGACACATAATTCAACAAACTTTGAGAGATTATATATTACCCTATCATGTTCTTCAAATCCCGAATCTTGGACATTAAACTTCATAAACGGGTCTAGCAAAACTGTCAGCGGAGGAATTGAAACTCCTCGATAATCCCAATCAGATTGAGGGAGAGACGTGCCATACAATCTAGACCCAGTTACACATTCAAAAATCTTATAATCTTCAATTGTCTTTGCGTCTATTAGAGTTGGCACGCTTATCCTCTTTCCTTACTAGTTTACCGCTGTTATCTTTCTCGAATTTATAATGAAATATTTCTATGCCATACTTTTTTGCTAACAAAAGTAGGTGCTTGGTTTCGGGGGATTTATCAACAGAAAACAAAACAAGAACCGCAACATCCTTTTTTGTCGCATAATTCAACATTTCCTCGTTGCGGTTGTTTCCCGCAAGAGAATTATACGACCCATAGAAACCTTCTTTTATTATGACGGGAGGAGTAGTTATATCATTCCAGTTAGCAGGGAAGGTTTTTATTTTTATGTTGTAGTGTTTAGAAAACTTCTCTCCGTAATAATCTGCGCCGGAGGGGTTGTGTGGAGTTAGTATTTCAACATCGACTAATGGAATTTCCAAGTCGTATTGTTTTTTAGCAATTATCTCCAAACACTCTTGAAACAAAAAATCTTTAAGTGTAAAGTCCTTACTTCCTGCAATTATTACCTTCACGGTTTACCTCGGCGGAACATTTATGTCCCACAAATAATATTGTGTTCTTAGTACATTATCCTCAGAGTCTACTAAATATACTACAATCTTTACAAAATCCTCTTTATTTCTGGGAATGCGTTTTTCTATCTCCGACCTTTTGGTTTGGAGAGAAAACCGCTCAATCCATTTTTCTTCCCCATCGCTACGAACACAGACTAGAGCGTAAGATTTTGAACCCGTAGGCTTCACAATTAAACTCCTTTTATCTTTAATTCTTCTGATTTTAATATTTCCAATAACGAAGAGAAATTGTTTAACAACCGTGTTCGACACGATTCATTATGTTGATTATAGGCCGTTTGAACTTCTTTTTCTAACAAAGACCACGATTCTCGAACAAGTTGTTCCCAGGTCTTGTTTATGTAAATTTCTACAATCCCGTATTCCACATAGCCAATTTTCTCCTGAAGGACAAGCGCGTATTCTCGTGCTTTATCTTCTAGTAGAGCGCTCCCGCCCCGAAATCTCTCTACGACCCGGCTCGCCACAGGAAAAGGCATCTCTCTTCCCTCTTCGATGGAAAAATACAAATCTTCCATGGCCTGTAAATGAGATACTCGGCTTTGGTCTAACAAATGAAGTATAACGATTGTATTATCCGCAGACATTTAAATTCTCCGATACTGTTGCATATACCAGGACAAGGATATTGACTAAATCTTCCATGAAATACACATTAAGATTAGACATTAAAACTTAACTCCTATCATTTCTCCGACCACCCAAAATACTGCCCACGAAGAAGGTTTTGATAAAACCTTCTCTCCACTTTTATTCCATACTTCTACAACCCGATTGTTTTGTACAAGACAAACTTTGTAATCTTTGATTGTAAGGATACCATATGTCATAAGTTTATCAAGCAACATTTATCACCTCTATTATTCACTACAAGTATATCATAGTTTGAAAATCTTTGCAAGGCTAAATTTCTTGTGTTTCAGGGAGGGTTTTCATTTTTTCGGCAACTTCATCCCGTGAGTAATGATAAAAATCATGTGTGTCTACTCCAACGTCAAAACTCTTTCCATAGGGAGGAAGAGAGCCGCAACGATGACCAAACAAATGCCATGCGCCATGATGGCTTCTATCTCACGAACGCAGTGCGTAATGGCAAAGAACAACCTTTTGGGATTTATTGAATACTGCATGGATAGAGTCTACAAAAATAAAATTATGTCCCCGTTCTAGTTTTCAAAACCACGCAGAGTCATGATTTTCGGGTAAAAATATTTTCGTATCGTTTAATTTTTCAATTATACAGTTTGCCACATCTGGTTTTGAAAAACTAAAGTCTCCCAAATAATAAACAACTCCTCCCCCCCCCTTTTTTTTACAAGACTGTTCCGTCGCTCAATCAAAATCTCATTCGTTTCAAAAGCAGACGAGAATGGACGATTGCAATATTTTATTATGTTATCATGCCAGAAATGATGGTCGGACATAAAGAACAATGTCGTTACAGAGAAACCCCTAAATGTATAATAAACTTAAAAGCATGGAGGTCTAAGACGGACACATAATTAATTGTTCTGTCAACGCCTTCTAGAATTTCTAAAAGCGAAACAGAGAAAAACTTAAATGCTTCTCCCCTATACCAACCCGCCCCAATAACAATCCCAAAACGCCCAAGAGGAATGTTTAGGGTAAAAAACGGATTAATGGTTTTTATCCATTCAAAAAACTTATTCATTCAGACTCCTTTATAGCAAATTCAAACTCCCTGCGCTTCTTTTCGCGGCAATAATCAGAACACAGGAACGCCTCAAAGTCAAAGTCGATAGATGTTGTCAAAACTCCGCAATGCCAGCATTGCCGCTTTTCTCTATCTTCTATGTTTTCATATACTTTGTATTCAGGATATGGGTACAAAGTTACATCTACAAAATCTTTTGCGCTCTTTTGCAATCGTTCCATCGTGCGATTGTACACAGTAAATGACGCTTTAAAGTCTTCAAGTTCTTTCTCGGAACGGTGATTCTTCTGGTCTTCGGTTAGCGAAGATTCAAAGTTTTGCCGTTCTATCTTTACTGGAAAGTATTCAAATGTTCCGTAATGAAAATATCGCTCTTCGTTTATAAACCTCCAGTCGTCAATTATGGCAATATCGAAATGGTTTTTAATAACATCCAAAAAATCATAAACGTTTCGCGCCCAATAATCAGGGTCTTTCTCGCGGAATAAGTCTGTCCCTAGCCACTGTAACAACGTTCTTCCTTCTTCATCTTTGTTCCCATCCCATCCGAAATACTTGGTTGCATAAAACTTCAACAAGTGTGCAAATTCTACGCGTATTACTGACAAATTTCTCTTTTCATACTCGTGTTGAAGCATATTAGCAAAAGTACTTTTGCCATGTTGGGCCTTCCCGCCAATCAGAACAATTTTCATGTTAAGACTCTCCAAAAAAGACTAGCCTTTTGCGACCAGTTGATTCTATCAATGCGAACTTTGGCTTATCCGTCTCGGTAGAAGGAAAACACGGGAATTTAGACTTAGGATGTACATATTCAATCTCGTAGCATATATCTCGAAAGTCTGTTTCTTGACTAACGTATTCGCCTTCGCAAATAAATAAACCATAATAATTATAGTATGAAATTTTTACAGAAATCATTGATGCTCTCCAAACTTCTGTCTAATAAATCTGTAAGATGGAAATTTTATGAGCGTAAGAATATAAGAATTCTTCTGTCACGTTTATTTTGTCGCCTTTCCACAATGCTTGGCATATTCAAAAAGGAAACAGCGGCACAACCCCTCTAAACGTTGGTTCTCCTATAAACATCACTTGATATAGGATGCTGGTTCTTTTTCCTCCACATCAAGGGCAGTCTTTTTCTGTTTTTTTTCAATTTTTCAGCGTTTGTCATTTTTACCACGTTATAATAACATCATATAAGTTTCTTGGGCACTTTTTCACAATTACCGCCATTCCCTCTTTTTCAAAATGCTGTTTTATTCCATCCGCCTCAGATTGAGTCAGAGAAATAGAAAAACCATAATATGCTTTTCTTCCATCCTTCTTTAGTTTGGAAACAGCAATATCTATAAATTTAATCCAATCCATTAGTCCTCCGCTCTAACAAAGTTTTCTTTCTTGGAATAGCACGGTCTTCCATCATCTGCCTTAGATATTAACAACCAATCAGCGGCAGGGAAATATTTGTTTATGTCCCCATCTACTGTTTCGTAAATCTTTCCAACAGTTAACCACAATTCATTATTTTGCAATGCAACACATTTATATCTCATGATTATATCTCCTCTACTGCCCAGAAGGGATATTCAGGCGTACTATAATATACTCGTTTTATTCCCGCTCTTTTTAAATCTTCCATACAATATTTGCATGGCCTAGCCATACCTACGCGCCCGTCCTTACGACGCCTATATACAAAAATCGAACCCCCTTTAAGACTTGTTTTCCCTGAACACTTTATCGCTTGAACTTCAGCATGTAACCCCGTATATGGGGCGGCAGGATGGGTTTTACTTTGATTACAGCCAACACTTAATGGATGCCCGTTGACAACAATTACTGCCCCCATTTTTTGCTTATAGTGGGTTGAGAGTTTACTTATATTTCTCGCAAGCCTAAAATGATTGGGTACTGAAATCAAATCATCCATGCTAATGTTGTCCTAAACAAAAATGGTTGGGTTTAACCCAGGCCATTAGTATATCATATTACTTTGTTTTGCCAAGCCTCAAATCTTTATTCGTTTAGTCTTCCGCGAGTTCCTTGTCCTTGCACATTCATTCTGGTTGGGTGATAATTTGGTTTTGAGCGCACATATTTAGGCGCAGGAACTTTTTCCTCAAATTCTCCAAGTTCTTCCGTTATATAACTTGGCTTTGGAGGAGATTGAAGCGTTGGTCTTGCATTAGAGCGTTGTTGAGCATTTTTTGGAGAAGAATGGGTCGTACCAAATATTTCTCCAATGTTCCCAACCAAATCGCCTTTGTCGAACACGCCCCAAGACCATGCCAACAGGGCTTCTGGCAAAACCTCGCAAACAAGTCCGGCGAAGACAGGAATTACCCAAGAGGACTTGGTAAAGAAGTTATCAAGATTTCCGTGTTGAAGTATATAAAACCCTGTTATATTTGTGTATGTTCCATACAAATAGCAAACAATCCCTATAATAATAAGTGTTGGATTTAAGTCTTTTATTTTTGTATTGAACACCAATTCAACCACCGTAACAGTAAGAGCCAAAACAACACCAAACCATAAAATCTCTGTAGATTCAAATTTAAATCCAGAATAACTAAAATACATACTAACCCCCCATAAGCCAACAGCGGCCAGGAAAGCAAGCAGTCTTTTAAAGTCCATATATCTATCTTCCATCTTATTCTCCTGTTTTTATGTAACGGGCCATTTCTAAATATTGTTGGTTTGTGAATGTAAAAATATTATAGCCAAACTTCATTATCGATTTCCTTCTCGGATTTATGTCTTCCTCTAATGTAGGATATTTATTTAAATCTTCGCATATATTTGTCAAGAAGTATATCATTTCCAAGTTTTTTATATCTTTCATGATTTCTTCTATCACAATAATAAATGCTTGGTTAATTGTCATATTTATATCTTTCGTTTCTTTTCTCTGATTACTTTTCCCTATTCTTAATTTCTTTATGATATTCGTCCCCTATTATTCCAAACTGCTATATTATCTTCCATCTTTTCTCCTTTAATGATTGTCACGGTCTGCTTTGTGCAAAACTTTCAGCAGATAATATAAATCTTCCCCGAGCATATTCTTAATCTTCTTTTTCGCCTTATCTGTTTTTGCCATATATGGACGCATGTGAAACTCAATCAGAGTTGCGACATCTAAAATATCACGCGCTCTTGTGAAGAGAGGCTTGGAATAAAACAAAGACTCGTATGCGCCCACGTTCTCATGCCCATAATAATGAGCATAATCCGAAGGTTCTCCTCTTGCGTTTGTAAAAACCTTTGTGTAAAGTTTTCCGCAATCGTGCAAAATTGACGCAGTCGACAAAACTGGCTCTAACGGACACTTCTCGATACACTCGACATGGACTTTTATTGAATGTCCCCACAACGTATTACTGTGATGAGGATTTTCTTGATTAAATAAACTCGCCACAGATTGATATTCCGAGAAAATATCATATTGTAGCGGGGAATAGTCGTAAAAAATATCTACAAAATCCCATCCTTCCGTAGATAAAGGAACGTTAAATGTTTTCAACATTCTAATAATAACTTGCTTGTCAACGACGCGATTTCTATTATTATTTCTTTCCAAACATGTTTTTAAATCAGTTGCCAAAAGAATATACCCCTTTTTAATGTCGAACCGCTTTAGTTTTTCCAAAAGGGTTACACGATGTTTGCGAACAAGGTTGGTTGCATCAAAAATAACATTATTCCCCTGTTCCAAAGCATCTGCAATTCTTTGATGAACGATTTCAAATAGCCGACTATTATCTCCTTGTACCGACTCGTCTCCATATAATTCCCCTCTAACACCATCGGACGAAATTATAACAGATGGCACGGCAAGTTGTTCCTTGAGTTTTTTAGCGCAAGAGGACTTGCCAGAGCCGGGCAAGCCCCCTAGCATTATGAACTCGTTAATTTGCTTCTTCTTCGTCAACATAAGAATCCTTCTCTTTTAGATACCCTTCGAGAATTCCAAACATATAATTTTTTTCCTTCAAAACCCTCACTCCTTTCGAATCTTCTAGCCTAATCACAATCCCTTCCATTAAATGACGCCTGTCGAGAGTTGATGAGCCGTCTGTCATGTATCCAGCAACAATTCTCTGCAACTGTTCCAAAGAATCCGTTGTAAACTCCTGAAGAATTGGAACAGGCTTTAGCCCTAGTTCTCTACAGCGCTGAACTACCTGTTTCCACGAAAATTCAATTTCCATATCGGCGGTCTGCATTGTAATTCGATATATATAAATATCTCGTTCCCGTTCTGGGACTCCATACGAGTAAACCATAGGGTTTCTCCATTCTGGATTTACCTTGGATTTGTCCCGAATCTTCCCGATGTCTTGCCGCTCCATGATAGTGCCGCCCAAACTGTCATAGCCGACAATTTCGTAATAGACTGTTTCTCCTTTACGAAGAAGGGGGGCGATTGCGTTGTGGGCTTCCCAACGATAATAGTCTCGTTGGCCTTCCGTTGTAACATCCGCTCTCCAGTTTACAATCGTGCGACGGGTTCCACTAACATGTTCCCATGACACGTTCTCTTTTTTTCCATTAAAAAGACCAATGAGCCAGCGAATGCCTTTTAACTTTCTAGTAACCTTTACATATCCGGTTCTAGCGCTTGTGCCGTGAACCTTTTCTGTAATTACAACATTTGTTGGCTCGGAAATAGCAGGGGGATAATATGAGAACTTTTTGGTCTCAAAATGTTCTTTTAGGTCATATACTACTTCGCGCTCTTTCTTAATAGTGTTTCCCTTCATCTTACGAAGGGTGGCGGGAGTATAATATTTCTGGCAAACTAATTTTCCGTTCAATGTATCAAACTCGTCTCCCGGAGAAAGGGTTACTTTTCCAAGATAGGCGAACATTGAAAGTTCAGCTACAAATCCGTATGACTTTTCCTTTCGAAATAGCTGTGCGCGTACACGCCTGCTTTCCTCGAAAAATCCAGCCTTGAGTTTGTCTCTATTCAAACTCGCATTGCGGAACAGATTGTTTTCCCTGCAAAATTCTTCTGACAACTGCCCGTCTTCGGGAAATAGAACAACAATAGTTCCCGGAGTCAGATTTTTTGAGACAATAAACTGTGTTCCGTTATAACGCAACAGACTGAGATTATCCGCATTTGGATGTGGGATAATATCGTTTGCAATAATTACTTTAGCAAGATATGTCATTTATTCTCCTGTACTATAGTTGTTTAAATTAGTAGATTTTGTTTTTCTGACATCTTTCTCCGAAAACAATAATAATTGAATATACCACACTTGCTCAAAACTGTCAATAGAGAAAAAGGCAGGTTGGGTGCACGGTTTGTTAGCCTGCTTTTGCTTTGCTATGCTCTTTGCTTGGCTAACCTGATTCGAATGGTTGCACCAACTGCTTCAGCATAACGACGAATTGTAGATAACCTTACATCATCGGCATGATTTTCAATGCGGGAAATAGCAGATTTTTTAGTTTGTAATCTCTCCGCTACTTCACCTTGAGTTAAACCAGCCGCTTCTCTGGCCTGGCGCAAAATAACACCGATTTTGAAATCAGCATAACCAACTTCATAATTTTCTGCAAATTCTGGGTCGCGCTCAGCGCGATTTTGAATATACCGTTTTACATCACTCATGGCTGTTTACTCCTTGCCAAATACTCATTCTTGCGTCGAACAACAAGTGCAATTTTTTGCGATGGGCGTCTTTTGCGTCTTCTCCAAAAATTCCGCTTGCGCCACCTGATGATACATGCTGTTTAGTTAGACGTTTTGTCTGTCCTTTACTCATTTTATATAATCCTTGTCAAAAGAGTTTTACGAAAGTTTTCGATTTGCTGAAGCAATTTCTTGAAGTACGACATCAAGATTAGCGTTTTTTATCAAACGATATTGGGGCAGAAATAAATTTGATTGAATCTGGCTAATATGTTTGT